CAGTCGTTCAACCCTGGTGCCATGACCTGCGAGGTGCAGCCCGGCATCAAGGTCAAGGTGCGCCAGCAAGACGGGACGATCGTCTCGGTGCCGCTGCCGCTTCTGGTGGACTGCCCGGTGCAGTTCCCATCTGGCGGAAATTGTAGTCTGACCTTCCCGGTTGCTCCAGAAGACGAGTGCCTGGTCGTTTTCGCCTCACGGTGTATAGACGGCTGGTGGCAGTCTGGCGGCGTGCAGGAGCAGGCCGAGATCCGCATGCACGACCTGTCCGATGGCTTCGTACTGCTGGGCTTCAGGTCCCGGCCACGGGTGCTGTCTGGCATCAGCGCCAGCGCGGCGCAGCTCCGCACCGATGACGGCCAGGCCTTCGTGGAAGTCAATGCCGCAACCCATGCGATCAACATCCAGACGACGGCGCCTGTGAATGTCACCTCGTCCGCATCGGCCAACGTGACAGCACCATCTATCAGCCTGGGCGCGGCCGGCCAAACGCTGCGGGCGTTCGTTACCTCGGCATTTCAGGCGCTGTTCAACGGCCACACGCACAACGAGACAGGTAGCGTGACCGGTGGGCCCAACCAGCAGATGGGCGCTGGCCACCTGACCAACACCGTAAAGGGCGGATGACATGCGGTACCGAAAGCTATCGGCCAGTGGCGACTATGTCTTCGGTAGGCAGCAAGCCGACTTCTACAAGGATGTGCCCGAGGCCGTCGGCCAGGCCGTGCTCACCCGGCTGCGCTTGCTGCGCGGGGAATGGTTTCTCGATAACACCGAGGGCATGCCGTGGAGCACCGAGGTGCTGGGCAAGTACACCAACGGAACCTACGACGCGGCAATCCGCCAGCGCATTCTGGGCACGCAGGGAGTGCTGCAGATCACCGAGTACTCCAGCTCGGTAGACACCGTGAATCGGGCGCTGAGCGTCACCGCAACCATCGGCACTATCTACGGCCCCACCACAGTTGAGGCGACTCTGTAATGGCGATCACCACCACCGCACCGACGATCGATGCCAGCGGCATCACGGCGCCGACGTACGCCGAAGTGCTGGAATACCTGCAGGACCAGTACCGCGCGATCTATGGACCGGATGTCTATCTGGAAGCCGACAGCCAGGATGGCCAACTTCTCGCGGTCTTCGCCTCGGCGATCAACGATGCTAACGCTGTGGCTATCTCGATCTACCGATCGTTCAGTCCGGCCACGGCACAGGACGATGCGCTGTCCAGCAATGTGAAGATCAACGGCATTGCCAGAAAGGCAGCATCGTTCTCCAGCGCCGATCTGATCGTCGTCGGGCAGGCGGGCCGGGCGATTAACAACGGTATCGCCAAGGACACGAACGGCAACAAGTGGGCGCTGCCGGCCTCGATCACCATTCCGCCGGAAGGTCAGATCACCGTGACCGCGACGTGCCAGACACTCGGCGCGATCTCGGCGGCGGCCGGCACCATCAACCAGATCGCCACGCCGACACTCGGATGGCAGACGGTCACCAACCCAGCCGATGCGGCGGAGGGCGCGCCGATCGAAAAGGATGCAACGCTGCGCCAGCGCCAGACTGTTTCGACGGCGTTGCCGTCGCTCACGGTGCTCGACGGGATCATTGGCGCCGTGTCGAACATCCCCGGCGTCACGCGGCTGGCGGCCTACGAGAACGACACGAACACGACGGATGCGAACGGAATTCCCGCGCATTCCATCTCGTTGGTGGTCGAAGGGGGCGATGCCACGGCGATTGCCCAGGCCATTGCCGCGAAGAAGACGCCCGGTTCTGGCACCTACGGGACGACCGCGATTACGGTGCTCGACGTCTATGGACGGCCGATCACCATCCGGTTCTACCGGCCAGCCACCGCCAGCTTGACTGTCACCACGACCATCAGGGCGCTGACCGGCTACACATCCGCCGTTGGCGACGCCATCAAACAGGCCATCTCCGACTACATCAATGCTGTGGCCATCGGCGGTGGCTTGTCCGGTAGTGTCGAGTGGGCGGACGCAATCACTGCAGCCAACGGCGTCGGCGGTGGCGTCGCGTTCAAGCTGACGGCACTCGCGCTGACTGGCCCCGGCGGCGCGGGCGGGCCCGATGTGGCCTTGGCGTTCAATCAGGTGGCCGCATGCACGCCGGCGGCCGTAACCCTGACGGTGACGTGATATGGCGGATATCGCTACGTACACCGCCCTGGTCACCAGCGAGCACAACCAGAAGCCGGACTTCATGGCGGTGGTCGAGGCGCTGGCCCAACCCATGGTCGACCTGCAGAACGTTCTCGATAGCATGCCGGGGAAGTTCGACCTGGACAACGCGGTGGGCGTGCAGCTCGACGACGTAGGACTGTGGGTCGGCATCTCACGCAACGTGTCGGTGCCGCTCTCCGGTGTCTATTTTTCGTTGGACACGGTGGGGTTGGGCTTCGACCAAGGCAGTTGGAAGGGCCCATTCGATCCGGACACTGGTCTCACGCGGCTGGACGATGAAACTTACCGCCTGGCGATTAGGGCCAAGATCGGCGCGAATCACTGGGACGGGACGCTGGGATCGTCCAAGGCGATCCTGGACTCGATCTTCGGTGGCGGCACGTTCGTCTTCATCCAGGACAACCAGGACATGTCGATGACCATCGGCATCGCCGGCGTCGTGCCGTCAGCGGTCTTCCTCGCGCTGCTGGCCAACGGCCTGATCCCGCTGAAGCCGGAGGGCGTGCGGATCAACATCGTCATCGTGACCTCGGTCGATGGCGCGCCGATATTCGGCTTCGACATGAGTAACAACCTGGTCGCCGGCTTCGACGCTGGCGCCTGGGGATCACCCCAGTAAAGGCAAACATGGCAAACGACTTTCTCGTGTTCGGAGGCGCTGCCGGCGCCAACGTCATCAATCAGGCCACGTACGCGGCGCTAACCGCGCGAAGCGCCGGCTTCTCGTCGGGAATTGCTCAGTCGGGGCAGCTCAACAAGGTATGGCGCCAGTCGAGCATCATGTCGGCGGTGCTCGCGCAATTCATCGCAGACCGGACCGGTCTCGACGTGCTCGACGACGGCACTACGTCGACCATTCTGGCGAACCTGAAGGCTTCTGCCGCTACCGTGAATGGCGACGCGACGAAGGCGTTCAGCGTGGCCGCCGCTACAGCAAGCAACCATGCGGTAAATCTGTCGCAGGTACCGGGTCTGGCCCAAACCTGGCAAGACATGACTGCATCACGGGCGGTAAGCACGACTTATACAAACACCACTGGAAAGCCGATATTCGTTTCTCTTTACAGCGCTCAAAGCAGTTCGGGCGGTGCGTCACTGACGATAAATGGATTGGCAGTCGCTGCGGCTCTCGGGCAGATAACAGGAGGAAGCTTTATTGCCAACTGCTTCGGCATCGTTCCTGCCGGCGCGACATACTCGGCGCCCAATTGGAACGGTGGAAAATGGTTCGAAATGCGCTAAGGAGGAAGGTCATGCAGTTCTTTCGAGATCCAGAAACGGGGAGTCTGTTCGCATTCGAGGATGACGTAGAACCTATACAGAATGACGAGGGAGTGTGGGAATTTTTTGTGAATGGCGAGCGTCTGCCAGGGCCGTACCCCGCAACGCTCAAACAAACTACCGATTCAACGCCGCCTGTGGTGTTGCCCTCTCCCGTGCAGTTGCAAGCGCAGCGAGATTCATTGCTACAAATGGCAGCATTCCATATCGCGCCGCTTCAGGACGCTGTTGAAATCGGTGATGCCGTAGCGGACGAGTCGGCCAAACTGCTTCTGTGGAAAAAGTACCGCGTCGCCTTGAGTCGTGTCGATCTGACGGCGATCCCGGTGGCGTGGCCCACCGCGCCTGAGTTGACGTAGTCCTGACTGCCTGTCTAACGACGGACCAACCCTGCGAACGGTCGGCCGAGCGCATGCGCCAGCTTGCCACCCAGACGTATGCCAGGCAACTCGACAAGGCGGTAGGTGAGGTAGGAAACGCCAATACAGATCGGGGTGACAGCGGCGAATGCCGCAATAAATCTCAGATTGCCACGCTCAGGGATTTCGAAGAATGCCACGTTGATCTCGTGGGCGTACTTCAAGACGGTGAAGTGCAGCAAGTAGATGCTGAAGCTGATTTTGCCAACCAAACGAAGGAAGCGGTTGTCGAGAAACGGCATATCTCCGTTCATCGCTGACAGACTGAGAAACACAAGACCGACCGAAGCAATAATGTAGTTTCGCATCAGTCCGTCATTGGGCAAGTACAGTGACGTGGCGAGCAACAGAACTGCGAATGCGAGCCAACTCATGCCGACACCCGCAGAAGATGGAAGCTTCTCTCGCATGAAGTACAGGACGATGCCCAATGCAAAAACGGGCAGTTGGGCAGGCAGCCAGAAAAGCCAAGCAAAGTAGTAGAGGATGTATCGGTTTGCTTCCGTGAAATCGGCTTGGTGGGCTTTGAAGTACCAGGCGCAGATGGCTGTCCCTGCGAACAAACAGACCG